CTCACAACATCATCTGCTGATGCGTTGATTCCAAGAGCCCTTCTTTTTACATCATCGAAGGTGGGACCTGCTTTACTTACTTCATCATCTAAGGATATACCTTTTAATGATGCCATAAATTTTCTCTGGTTGTGATCTTTTTCATGCATTGATTTCAATGTCTGAATAAGCTCTGGCATTGATAAATTTTCTTCTAACTGCTCGTAATTCTTCCAATGTCCTAAAAGAAATACTTCTCCTTCTAAAGCGGCAAGATCTAATTCTGACCAGCCAGAACCGCTGCCGCTATTAGGTTTGGGTCGTCCATCTTAATTCCCCCACATACTTCTAGGATTCTATTAATTGTTGGGACGTCCAACGCCTCTTCTAGTAAATCTCTATCTGATACCAAATCTGGTAACTGTGTTTCTAGTGCAACCGCACATGCATCAATTAGAATGCTTAATGTTGCATTCTCATCTGTTGATTCTTGAGTCTTTTGAACTGCAGTCATGAATTTACGTAACTGCTTAATTGATAATGGCTTTAGTTTTACCTTTGCACCATTCTGTAATTCAATCTCTTCTACATCGTATACTGTTGTAGCCAATTTATCCTCCTTATGGATAGTCTAAATTATTATAACATAATGATGATATGGATACAAATGAAAAGCCCCCATTTCTGGGGGCTTTATTTAATAATTAAAATTAATTATTATACTGTCAAAACACGGTCAATAATCTTGCCGTATTCTTCGTTTGGTTTATTAACATCTGGAAGAAGACGGAAAGTTACTGGGAATGTTGTTGGAGTGGTACGTGCAAGTGAGAACTGAGACTGTTGTACTGAAAGTACACGACGAGCATAATAAATACGCTCAGTAGCTGTTGCCTCTGAAGTAGGCGCTTGACCTACTGCAATTAGCTGACGCTCTGTTGGAGCCTCGCCAAGAGCACCTGCATCTAGACCCAATGTGTCTGTTGCAGTCTGTCCTGAACCTGCTGATACCAATGTTGAACTTTGCTGTCCAAATACAACTAGAACGTTTTCTAGAGTACCTTCGGACATTTCTGTTGCAATCATAACCTCCATCGCAGACTTGAACAGTTTAGCTGTATCAAGAAGCTGATCTACGGTTACTGAATCATAAGTTGGGTTGTAAGTGATCTGAAGACCATTGTTTGTAAAACCAACGTTTCTATAATAGAAATCTCCACTATCAATTCCATTAAGAGTTGTGGTGTAAGATGTACCAGATACATAAGCGCCTGCATCTACTGAACCTGGTTCAGCATTTTCGACGTAATTAGTATCTGTAATATCTACGTTGGACAAGAATAGTGGTGACGCACCTACAAGAATGTTTTTAGCATTACCCTGATTTTGTGCCATGAAGTTTGACCTCCTATTTCATGAAATGTAATATATATATATTGTGGCTGGCTAGGCCCTTTCCTCTATGTCTAATTCTACAAGATCTAGTCGCCTAAAGCAAACTAGGCAAATCTTCCTACATTATCTGTGATTCTTGAATATTTAACCTCTAATATTACATCTGCCGCCATAAAACCTTGCAATTCTTCAGATGGGGCTATTGGGGATATATCTGCAATAAATATGCTATGGAATTTGAACTTGTCTGATAACCCGTCCCAATTGTTCATATCCCTAGCAGAATCATCCATCCTTCTAAACTCATCAGTAAGGAAGTTTCTGATTTCTACTATATCCAATATGTCTGTTGAATACAGTGTAAATAATATCTGCTCACAACATATTAGCCAGTTATTCTCATATGACATACCTATTTTGTCATAAACTATATGTTTCTTCCCGCTCAAAAATTGATTCATTTCTGGGGCCTGCTGTACTGGTAAAATTGGGACAATAGTTTCATTTAAATTATCACTATAATACTCATTTGGATCAAATATATCTGTAGCTACAAGCTTACTCCATAGATACTTTCTAAGTTCAAACATTGCATCTGACTTGTAGTTTGCCATCTTATACCCCCATGAATGCTGTATTTAGTGCTGCCTCCGCCTGTTGTGCAACGGAATTAGGCGAGAACTTATATTGTACCCGTTTTATATTCACAGGTAGTCGCATAGCCTTTGTTAAAGATGAATTAAATAAGTTTTGAAACCCAGAAGCTTTTATTGAATTGCTTACAAGGCTGCTAGTGAAGAAGTGTTTGTAAGAAGAGATAAAACTATTTTTAGTAGCTGCTCCACCTGGCTTTGTAACAGTAACGGAAGCTCCTTTAGGCATAAAAACAGTATATCCATTTACGTCAAAAACTAATCTTTCTGCTGATCTTGGGCTGATAACCACAGGCTTGCCTTGCTCCATTATTGTAGCCTTATTGGCAAACACATGTCTGTGTTTTCCCTTTTGAGTTGGCACTAATGATTGTGAAGGTAGAAAATCATAATTAATATTAAAGGACATTATTCCTTCAGAAATTTTATTTAATTTAAATAGCCTAGCTTCTTTACTTCCAACTTTTCCCCATTCATAAACATGGTGATATGACTTTGGGGAAGTTCTTGCTTTTGCATCTATATACGCCCCAAAATCTTTTTCTATTTGAGTATAAAGAGTTTTTGAAAAAGCTCTATTAAAAGAAGGGCTTGATAGTAATTTTGCCATTACATTAGATTGATAGAATATTGCTGCAGATACTTGTGCTACAGTGCTATCTTTTATAGCCCCATCTACTTTCCCGCCCTGCATTAATCTAGATAATCCGCTGGCAGCCTGCAGTAATAATATTTCAGAAGCCAATGTTTTGGTTCTCTGATCTTCTTACTGAAGTGTTGTATCCAAGAACTCCGCCAAATGGATCTGTAATTGGAGTGCTGCCTATGACTTCAAATACAGTTGGGGTATTATTTGGATAATTTATTTCTGTCCACAAACAGCTTCCCATAGAGTCGCATATATTAGAAAGCTTTTCTCTTAGTGTTAGTCTTTCTGATGTACGAATTTGTAATATCTGATCATTATAATATCTATTATCAAATACTTGCTTGTCGCTTGTTCTTGTTGTAGCTGAATTACTTATCACACCTTTGGCATGACAATTTAAAGTTTTATAGTACCCCCACGTTTTTTTTATAACGCCAGTATCTGGATCCTGTTCATCAAACTGTTTATAAACATCTACAGTCATTGATAAAACTGCTTCCGTGGGTGAAAACATTAAACAATCACCATCTGATTTACTACATAATCTGATAACAATTTATCTGCATATGCACAACCAGTTCCTGAAAAGACTTCTGCGCCGTATTCAAAGTCCCAATCAAATGTCGAAACTTTTTTAATGTACCTATCTGCCCAGGCCTTATCCTTAGAAAAATAGTGTCCCATTATTTGAATTGCTGCTTGCTCTACCTCATCTGGAATTGATTCCCAGCCAAACCTTCCTTTTACAACATACCTATAGTTTTTCTTGAATGCTTGTCCTGAAAAGATATCATTAACTGTCGGAGGGACAAGTCCGTTTGCTATATATACTGTATTATCTAAAAGATCTGTTCTGTCTAATCTTATTCCAAACCCGCCTTCTGTTACTCGTGGAGTATACCCCCATTCATTTACATCATTAATATTGTCTACTAATAAAATGTCATTAGATGTCAGTTTATGAATAGAATTTATTTTTTGAGGAAGAGGCAATATGTCTGAATCTGTTCCATATACAACAATCTCATCATCATACAAATAGAATCTTTGCCCAGTAAAATTTTCAATCATTTTTCTGGCATATTTTTCAGCCATTTGAATATCATGATAATTTTTAAACACAGGGTCACTTGGGTCAGATCCTAAATTTAAATCATCAATTGCTTCAGATATGCTTACATACGGAGTAACGATATCGCAATATGTTGTTAAAAACTCTACATTGCCATCAACAAATATTTGCCATACCAATTTTAACTTTTTATTTCTAGAGGTTAGCGACAGAGGGAGATGCACCTTGTATGTTCCAGGATTTACCTCATCTTCTTCTGCTACTAAAATTGTAATTGCTTGAGTAGGACTAACTGCAGGAGATACAGTTTCATCTTCTGTTATATCATAAACAACAACATTAACCGCAGTTCCCGATTGTACAATTTCACCCTTCCAGAATATTTTTGTTTTTATCGGGTCATTGCTATTTTTATATATCTCTGCCATTTAGCAGGTTTAGTTATAGTACTCTTGTACCTCTCTTGGCGTAGCCAACCTAAACCCTTCCTCCTTGTCAAAAATTTTTTGAGCTGTTTCTGGGTTCATTGCTACAAATGGATGTTCCTTTGTAAACGTATGTCCAGCAGCATCATATCTTACATTTGCTCTAGTCATTCTAACCAATACCATGTTCTCATCTAACTCTTGATTAGGATCAAACTTTGGAAGAACTTCTGGGGCATCTTCTTTGGAATCTTCTATATTTTTAATTGTGTTTTGATAGACAGACCATGTTACGCCTTCTTCTGCCATTGCGGCAATAATATCTGCTTTATTCTTTAGTCCATCTGTATCTACGGCAAAGTCTTCGGCAATTTGCTTTAAATCCTTTACCTTTAAAGTGTCAAATGACATATTTACTCCTTTGATATGTAAATAATTATAGCATTAGTAAGTTAAAAGTAAAAGCCCCCAAAATTAATTGGGGGCTTTTTTGCAGTTTAATTCCTATAAATTAGGAAGCAACTTTAACGTTCTTAACGACTACCCATGCATCTGCTTGCTCAATTTGGGTACCTACACGAGTATACATTGTATATTCGATAGAGTCCTTCTTTGGCCAGAAGAATCGATACACGGTAACATCACGCTTGATACCAATAACTACGTTATTTGGGAATGTCAAGTGGATATCACCCTGATCTGAGTTATCGCCTTGAGTTTCCTTCAATAAAGGAACCTCAACGATTGGAATACCAAACGCAAACGGTGCGACGAATCCAGCTGGGCCGCCAAGGCCTGCCTGATCGCCACGGATAATGCTTGAAGCAATATCTTGTGGGTTTACATTTTGGATATTCTGAGATGTCGAATATAGATAATCTTGAATCAGGTTTGACCCTGACAAGAATCTAAGATCTGGACGACGTTGCTTGTACTTGCGAGGAAGAGCCTTAAGGGCATTGTTGAAAACTTCACGGGATACAACTGCATCCGCTGCGTCAACAACATGTCCATTGGCCTTCGCAATCTTTACGATACCATCAAATGCTTTGTAGAGAGCATCACCTGTAAGCGAGGTGTCTCCATTGAGGACTACGTCTTCAATGTCGTTACCTGCCTGTGTTGCCATCAAACGTGCAATGTGGTCTTCGAGATCGGCACCTTCGATATTGTCTTCAAGAGATTCTGTCGAAAGCTCCCAATCAAGGCGAAGCTTCTTCGTTGTAAGAGAGATCTTTGAGAAAGTAACAGCGGCATTGCTACCAGTGTTATCTGCTTCTGCAGCGAGCTTCATCAACTTCTCACCTACGCCAATGCGATCAATCTCAGTAGTGTCAGCCCGCATGCGGACTGTACGTGCTACCTTACCGATTACTGTTGCATCGAACATGTAATCTAGGAATCGAGCAGACTGCTCTGGGTTTAACAAACCACCCTTGCCCTCAGATCCTACGTGGATGCCTGAATCGGCACCACCAGAACCTGTCATGGCTGTGGTCAATGTTGTATCAGAAGCAACTGCTTTAGCTAATAGTTCATTACTCATTAGTTTTATTTCACCTACCTTATTTAATCAATTCACTAACGGAACCGAGGAAAGTGCCGTTCCATTTTGATTTTTTCATTGTTGTAATCTCCTGAGACCCGCCAAGGTCTGAGGACTTCTTAATTGCAGTCTCTGATTCGACTGCGTCCACTCTCTTCTCAACACCATCAATGGTATTGCGAATCGCTTCCACTGCGGATGAGAGTGCTGTGTGCTTTTCTGCTAATTCTGAAATTCTAGCATCTACGCCCTTAGTAAATGTTTCAACTGTTTCTTTAATAGCTGAAACTTGGGCTGCGTTTGCTTCAGAGGCTTTTTCCAAAGTCTCTGAGAAGAAACCTTTAAGGTCGCCTAGCATCTTTTCAAAGTCAGGCTCATTAACCTCTTCTTCTGATACATCGGCTGCTTTTTCCAGAACTTCAGCAGAAGTGTCTTCTGTTTTTTCTTCTACGGCAACCACTGCGTCTTCAGACTTTTCTAAATCTAAAGCTGGTGCAGCTGGTGCATCTGGTGCAGCTGGTGCTACAACTTCTGCTTTCGGAGCTGGGGCTTCTGCCTTTGGAGCTTCTGCCTTGTTGCCGACATTAAGTTTCTCTACGTTTTCTACGTTATCTACGTTTTCTACGTTATCCACTTCATTACCTCCTTCTGCTATTGCCTGTTTTGCTAAATGTGTATCAGGCAACGTTTGCAATCTTGATTTATAAGAATCAAGAATCTTATCTATTTCTTTTGACTTGTTAGTGTCATTTGATTCCACCCAACCAATAAGTTCTGTTTTCT